ATCATTTAAGTATTTCCAATCAGTTTTGTAGAAGTCATATGAACCTCTTCTGAAACCACTAAATCCAAGATTTAAAGCCATTTCTTCTGAGTTTTCAAATAATCCATAAGCAGTACCACCATTGCTACCGTAAGATACATTAGATAACATGTTATCAAAGTCTAAAGCTGTAGATCTTTGTAAGAATAACATATTTTCTTCAATAGCACCTTGAGTATCTAGGTTTTTAAGTATTGCATCAAAGTCATCTAAACCAGAAGCCGCAGAAAATCCTACTTCTACATTACCTCTTGTAGAGATAGCAGCGAAAAGACCTTCAGTACCTTTAAAACCAGCAGCAAATGCATCACCAGCTCCAACGTTAACAGCTTTTTCACCTTCAACACATACCATTTCTAAATAATCTTCAAATCTAAGTCTTGTTTCAGACTCAGCTTTTAAATACCATAAATAACCTGTAGTTCCATCTTCTGTAGCAACTTCAACCCAACCTATTTGAGCCATATCAGATCCGTTTATTGTGTAAACATTTCTAATTATGATAGGTGAATTGTTATATTGTTGAAAAGCAGGAGTTACAGTTATCTGTGGTTGAACAGCTGTGTTTCCAGTTATGTTACCTGCAGCAGCATTAGATGTAGCAGCGCCTTTAACAAATTCTGAACCATATACAAATATTTTAAATTTAGCTGCGTTAATACTAGCTAAAGTTGTAGCAGTATAAGGAGCCACATGAATATGTCCATTAGCTGTGTCTGACTCAGTAACAACACCTTTAAGCTCTGCACCTTGATCATCTAATAAAACTACTGTTGAACCCGGAGAAACAACATTTCTTGTTACACCTGGAGAAGTAGGAGCTGGAACAGTTACTCTTCTTGTTCCGTTGTGAGTACAGTTATCATATGCAATATGTAATCTATTTTGTTCTGACCAAACAACTTGATCTGAAGTCATAGGCATTTCAGCACCTACCATACGTAAAAAACCAGAAAGAGTTCTGTTTCCATATCTTTCTACTTCTTGTTCGTATATTTCAGGTAGATATTGCTGAGCAAAATCATTATTACCATCTGTAAAAGATAGGTAATTACTGGCTAATAGCTGCTGATTAGGAGCAGGAACTATTGAGCCAAATTGTGGAGTTAAAATTCCCATAATTTATTTATTTATTTTTAATTAAACGTTTTTCTTTTTATTTTTAACTTTGAAGAGTCAACGCCACTAATTGCTTTTACTTTTAAACCATTAACAAACAATTCACCTGATGATGTTTTACGAGGTTCAGTTGTTATATTTTTTGATTTGGCCATCTGTTCTTTTAAAGCATCGGTTTTACCTTGCTCATAAAAATGATTAGCAATAGTATCAGCATTTCGTGCAGCAAATAAAGCTTTATGGTATCCCGGCGCGTCAGCTATATCTCCTTTTTCATTTAAGAACGTCTTAATAAAGTTAGATATATCACTTTGACTTTGGGCTACTGATGAAGGATCTTTAATACCATATCTGAATTTTTTTTCTCCTAATTTAAAATCAAAACCTTTGAATTCTTCGTTGAGAAGGTTTTTTGTTTCAGATACAAATCTTTCATGGCTAGCTTTACGTGCTTTTTGTTCTTCGTTATAGCGGTTAAAAAAGTCATTTGCTTTTTGTTGGTCTTGTGTTATGCCGGGTCTCAACTTGATTTCGTCATAATACTTAGTTTTTAGATCCTCCAAATAGTTCTTGGCTTTCGCTACTTCTTCCTTATAAGCGAGTTTTTTCTTTTTAACATCTCGCTCATCATCGATCTCACTGTCATACTGAAAAGAGTCTTCAATTATAAAGTTTCTTTCTTCAGCATTCAAATGAGGTTTAGCTTGTTTATAATATTCATGAAGCAATACATCATTATTAACATTTGTATAATCAGCATTTAAACGGGCATAATCTTGTACGTCGCCACCCGTTTCTTCCATAAATTTTATTAATTTTTCTATATTTTCAGGTAACTTTTGTGTTTCAGTTTCCTGTAATACTTCTTCTTGTTTCGGTGCGGTAGTGGAAGTTTCATCGCTTCCTGCCATTCCGCTCTTGTTAGTATCATCTCCTTCATCTGTTATTAATTGTAAGGGTGAATTAGTTTCTTCTTTTATTTCTTCAGATTCTTTTTTATCTGTAACATCTTCAATGGTGTCTTGTACTTGTTCGTCCACTTGAGCCATATCTCCGGCTTGTTTATCTTCAGCCACGTCTCTTGTTTCTTCGACTGGAACGGCATCTTTTTCTGTTTTTTTAGTTAAATCTACTTTTATTAAATCTGGTATTTTTTCTTCTACTAACTGTTTAGGTTTTAATATTTTTTTAACTTTAAAACTACCTTCTTGTTTTGGAGGTTCGTTAGTTGTATCTTGTAATTTAGTTTCTTTTACAGGTTCTTCAACCATTACTTCTTCTTTTTTTGACATAATATGATAATATAAAATTAATAATCTATTGAGGAGAGAATTGCTCTAAACCAAAACCATCTAAATTATCATTACCAGCACTTTCAAAATCTTTAGGTAATGTGTCATTTTCTCTTTGGCTTATTAATTCACTCTGTTGAGTTCCTTGTATACGCACGCGTTTGTCTTTTCTATCTTCTATTTCTGTTTCTTTTTGACGTTTAGCTTTAGATCTCATTTCTTCAAGCTTTATGTTGTAATTAAATTCTTCAGCCATTAATTGTTTTTTAATTAAAGCTTCTTGTTCCATACGTTGTATTTCAAATTGAGATTTTGCTTGCTCTATTTGAACTTCTGTATCGGCTAACGCTTGATTTTTTTGTACTTCGGCCATTGCTGCTTTTTCAGCTGATTGTGCATTGGCAGCTGCTTGAGCTTGTATGTTTTCTAATTGTTGAGCTCTATCTCTTTCTTGCTTTTGCTTCTGTCTTAATTTAAGCATTTGATTAGCAAGTTTAGTGTTTTTTATTTCTCTTAAATCTATTGCATCTTCTAAACCTATATTTTTTGCTTGCAAAGCGATTTGTATACTTTGTTCTAGTTGTGCTTTTTCTTCTTCATCAGGTTCTAATTCTAAAAATATTCCAAAATCATGCATTGATAATTTTTCTATTTCTTGTAATGTAGCTGTATTAAAACCATTAACGCTGTTTATTAAAGACTGTTTAGTTGTAGGAAATTGTAACATATCTGATACTCTTAAACTAATATTTTCACAAACCCTAACTGTTAAATACATTAAAGATTGTAATACGTGTCTTGTTGCAGTATTAGAATTAGCAGCTGCTAGTTTTTGTAAGCCTACTAGTGCATTTTTATCAGGTGTAGTACCATCTCTTGCTTCATTAAGTCCGGTAACATCTCTTATCATTTGTAAGTAATACTGATAAGTTTGTATCATTGATTGTATTTTAGACATACCAGATGATGTTTGTAGTTCTTGAACTGGTACTTTACCTCTATTTAAATCACCATCTTGAGTTAAAGATCTTCCAACAACACTACCTGTTTGAAAATACATGTTTAATGCTTCAGCAGGATTATAATTAGTACCGTTGCCTAAATCAACTTCTGCTAGACCATCTACATCTAAATAAACACCATCAGGTACTAGTCTTGATATTATTTGTTGTAATTTTAAATGAGTAAGCTGAATCATATCTGCAAAACCAACTGTTTTACTTACAATAGATTCTATACGACCTTGATACATTCTAGGCGAGCTAATAACATAATTCATGTTAACCTTAGTTGTGTCAGCAAAAGGTCTTGTCATATTTTCACTTAGTTGCCATTTTAAAAGATTATTACCTAATCCTAAAACTTTAGCTCCTGTATATAAAACCTCTATTGATCTTGATATTCTTTCAAAATTATCATTTGGTGGCGGGTTAAATGTATCTGGTTTTTCTAATGTTTTTTCTAACCCTTGTTCTGTTTGTTTTATTTTAAAAACTTGATCTTGATATGTTTTATATTCAAAATAAAGTACTTGTACTTGATCTTTAGTATCTTGACCCCACCAAGTATTTTCTAAGTATGTATTTCTGCCAGGATATTTTTGTATTTCTTCTAGTTCTGCATCTGTTAAATAAGGAAATTGTCTTTTAACTTCTGATAAAGACATACTTTTAACTTCTCCTACATAATATATATCTTCAAAATTTGGATCATCTGTATAAGAATATACTAAATTAGCTGGATTTACATAATCTACAGTTATACCTTCTGATAAATTAAAATCTGTTTTAACACAACTAATTCCTAAAACAGTAAGATCATAAGCTAATTGTTTTTTTACTTGATCATATTTATTATAATCTAAAATATTATTTATAACTTCTTCTTCTGCTATTTCAACACTTTGTTTAAAATTTAATTGTAAATAAAGATCTAACTCTTCAGTAGTTCCAGGTAAATCTTCAGGTGAAGCTGAAGCAAATAAATTAGCATTAGGACCTAATTGAGCTTGTAATGCTTCAATCATTTCTTTATTTTCAATATCTCTTATAGCATTTTGAGCAAATGTAGTTTTATTTTTTATAGCAAATGGATCTTGAGCAAAAGATTTTAATTCATATCCTTTTTCTGTCATACCATTTACTACTATATCTACAAACTTAGATAATATAGGTACAGGTTTCCAGTCTAAGTTTAAATAAGATAAATCACCGTTTATAGCTAATTCATCTTTATATTTTTGTACTGGTTGTTCTCCTCTAGCATAAAGTCTTAGTCTATTAAAGTTTTGAAAATTATTAATATATCTGTTTTGACCACTAGAGTTTTTAAACCACTCATATTCAATTGCTTGGGCTACTTGTAAACCATACTCTTTTGACTTTTTCTCTTCTTCAGGTACCACCTGATCGGGAAAAGCGCTGTTATAGTTAATATTAACCATTAATTTAGTATTTTTGAAGTTACTCCTTTATTGTTATACTTTTTAAAGTCTAAAGGTAAATTATTTATAGTTCTTTTTACTGTAGGCGTATATCTATTTTTATTACAAGCCATAATAGCTAAACCAGAGCTTATTGATGCATCATGTTTAGTTCTATTGTTTATATTAAATTTAGCCCAGTCTTCTAAGGTTCTTTGAAAATACATGTCACCATATCTTTCATTGTTAAATCCAATAAAATTTTCAATATAATCTTCTATTGCTGCAGCATGTGCCTGTTTTATATCTTCACTTGAATTAGGTATACCACCTATTTCTCTTTCTGTAACAGATAATTTATTATATACTTTATCAGGACGATTCATAGAATAACCTCTATAACCTCTTCTTTTTAAATAATATAATAATCTAGGTTTATTATTTTCTGCAAGTAATGGCATACCATAAAAAACTAAAGCCATTAAAACATCTTCAAAAAATATTTCTGCTGTTTGAGGTCTTGCAATATATTCTAAAAAAAATAAATTAGGTGGTACATCTTCCATTGAAAACTTAGTTAAACCATGTAAAGAAGCTTTTGAACCTCTACCATCAACTGTTCCTGAAATATCATATGGATCACAACCAAAAGCACCAGTGTGATCGTTACCTGGATATTTAACACCATTTTTTATAATATACTTGTTTTGTAAATTATCATTAGGTACCCAGGAAACTAAAAATCTACCATTATTATTAGGAATAAATATAACTCTACTATCTTTAATCCCATTTTCCCATTGAAAATTACCTTTTGTAATTACATTTGTATTTCTTAAATCTTCATTATAATCAATTTGTTCATAAATTTTAGTTAGATTAAATAAAGATTGTTTTGCTTCATCTCTAAAAGCGTGTTTTTCTGTTCTAGGAAATTGTCTATAAAATTCATTTAAACCGTCTTGATCATTTTTTAAACCTTCAACTTCGTTTTCCCAGTGTGAGATAACGCCAATTTCAATGTTGGATCCGTCAATACTTTTGACCGGTTTTTTTGGAGTTTCGAATACAGGAAACCCATAAGTATTAAGGTATCCTTCGTAGTTCCATTCCATAGGTATGAACAAACTATATAATCCTGAATTAGTCTGTCCGTTGCGGTTTCTTTTTGTAACATCTGACGCATCATATAATTTTTTAAAATTATTACCTCCTTTATCTAAAGCATTAGATGTAGATCCCATCATACACCTACCTATAATTCTACTACCTAATCTTAGTGTTGTCTTCGTGACCCTCCAGTTGTTGAGGATGTTATCTGGCCTCTCCCACTTGCCCGATTCATCGTGTGCGAGGAGTTTGAGTTTCTCCCCGTCGTATGAGTTGTCACCGGTATTCTTCCAGTCGATCGTGGTATCGAGCCCAACGAGTTCCTCGGGACGTTCATTCTGGTCGATCTTACGCCTTGTGAACTTC